TATTAGCAGGGTAACTTCAGGTATTTTTAGCACGGTTTACCGCCCTATTGAATAGACTATACAAGTCTAACATATTGATATCTAAATTTCTACTCTTTATAAACAGGTCGTCATTCTCTGCTAACAATGTCTTGTTTACATCAGCATAATCATCCACCCATAGTATAGGATAGTCCTTATAACATTCCTCTAGGTATGGATTCCTTTTCATTATAGGTACACGTTTTAGTAACAAGACCTCCCAGTTTCTATGACAGTCTACAGCATTACCTTCAGGACATATCATAAATTTGTGTGCTTGTATCTGCTTACAATACTCAGGGTAATTTACTCGTGGACTTATGGTAGCAAAACTTTTGTTAGCAAACATCTCACGTATGTTACCACGTTCACTTAGGTTAGTGTGTTCTGCATGATTGATGTATAATAACTTACTTGGTTTTGGATCAGACTTCATAGCATTCAGCATCTCATCTAGTCTGACATCACATGGATATAATTTTCTTTGCAGTCCATAGGGAAAAGGATGCAACTTGCCACCATAACCCGTAGCATTTGCTGCATAGATTGCTAAAACATTCTGTGGTATGTGTGGATGTATGTCCTCAGTTATAGGTGTGTCTTCATTACTACAAAATATAATAAACTTTGTTTCTTTCATCAACATGATCTCTGCCAACAGATGAAGAAGATCATTCGTCTCCATCATATGATTGACTCTCTCCTGATCATGTGGTGTGCCACATTTTATGTCTCTTTTGAATAGTCTTATGTTGTCAATGAATAGTGTCATGTGCTTACTACCATTGACCTTCTTTAGGAAGTGTGTGTTGCCCTCGTTTGCATCCTCCATGAATGCTCCGTCAACACCTCCTAGGCAACCTGCTTGGTCACCAAAATCATAATCACATAAGTCAGCTACTGATGGTCCGTGGAGTAGGTTCATAATTAATGTTCAATGAAAATCTTACATTTTTAGTGGGTGATGATGATGAGTGTTGCCACCTGCCATCGAACACAACCATCTTACCTCTTTCAACAGGTTCTTTATGTATAACATTTAGATCATCGTCAAAGAAGTATGTGTCACCATCAGAATCATTAGGATAATACAACCCAACGATGTGTGGGAATTGTTGATCTACATGTGCGTTGTGAGGTATATCTTTTGCTTCTGGTCTAGGATACTGCAACGTATTATGTGCACGTATCATAAGGTTGTTAGGTAGTCCAATAAATTTACCTATATCATTCCATGGCATCTTATTGAAGAAAGGACCTATGACACCATTTTCTAGAAAGGTATGAGAAAAGTATGGGTGCAATGGTAGACCCCTGTCTTCTGCTGAGTTACCATAAGCACAGTCCTTGAAGAAGAACCATGGAAGTTGTAATGTTATCTCTTCGATGTAGTCCACCACATCAGGTGGAAAGTTATGCTTAGTAACTGAGAATGAATTGTCTTTGTTCTTCACTGTTAGTCCATTCACCAGGTTTCAAATAGTTTGGTAGTTCCATAAGGTGTACCTTTACATCTGTATCAAGAAGCATTCTCCAATTCAAATGCTCTGTGATGTGTACATCAGAGCAGTAGAAATGTTCTATGTTCCTACTGCATAGTGCAGCAGAAATAGCAAAGGTTCCTACACCAGAACTAGCAAGATGTTTTGCTCCTAGTAATGTAGCAAAGTCTTCCTGTACTGTCAATGATTGTACCGTAACTTTTGTATTCTTTCTGAGTTCATCAACGATAGGATTATGGTTGTCATTCTCTGTAACCACAATAGCATTATCAAAACTGTCAACCAAATCTCTATAATATCTCATAGGGTTAGGGACATAGTGAATTGGATTCTCTACATCTCTATCAAATACATCACCACTTCTTATGTGTATGACTACAGTGTCATCAGGGACTGTGACTTTAGGTACGTCTAAGTGTGGTCGAACAAAGTCCTTACATATCTCACGCATCTCTTCATAGACCTGCGAAGTCTCCACATCAACCTCCTTATAGTTCCCCTCATAATAAAAGAACTTGGATACCTGCGTTGCATCGCTACTGCCAAACGATGTCGTGTGTGGGAAGATAATCTCATGATCGATTGACTTGAATGTGCTTCTTTGATTCCTAGCAATCATCGTCCCTATAGCACATTGTTGTATGTTGTTGCCTAGACGACCATACCAATGTGACAACTCAATCATTTACTACAGTTACCGTATGCTAGATATTTTTTGTCAGAGATGTCAGCATCAGCAGCAATTTCTTTTGCTATCTGACTCATGATCCAGTTGTATGTTTTTCTTATACCTTCTTCTAATGTCATACTATAATCCCAACCTAACTTTTCTCTAATCAAATCATTGTTAGAGTTACGACCACGAACACCTGTATGTGGTACGTCAAGATGATCTTTAGTTATAGTTTTGTTTGCTACCTTTGCAGCAATGTCAACTAATTGATCAATGGTAACCATCTCCTCGGAACCGATGTTGAGGGGTTCTGTACAGTCGGAGTCCATGATCCGTCTGGTTGCTTCAATACATTCGTCGATGAAGAGGAAGGATCTTGTTTGTAGTCCGTCTCCCCAGACTTCGATTGAATCTTCAATCCCTGCGTACGCCACTTTTCTACAGATTGCTGCAGGTGCTTTTTCTCTTCCTCCAAACCACGTTCCTTCTGGTCCGTAGATGTTATGGTAACGAGCAATCCTAACAGGAATACCGTAGTTACGATAGTAAGAGAGATATAACCTCTCACTGAAAAGTTTCTCCCATCCGTATTCGGAATCAGGGTTAGCAGGGTATGCAGAATTTTCACGGCAGTCTGGATTGTTAGGGTCTAGTTGATTATGTTCTGGATACATGCATGCAGAACTAGAATAGAATATCTTTGTTGTGTTTCTATTCGCTAGTGGTTTTGAATCCCACTTGTCGCCATATGATTCATTCAACTTACGTTGTTCTTCAAGTAAGTTTAGGTTGATTGATGCTGAGTTATGCATGATCTCTGCATCGTGCTCACCTGTGAATATATAACCTGCTCCACCCATATCAGCAGCAAACTGATATATCTCATCAAATGTTTCAATAAGGTAGTTAGGTATAGAATTATAAAAGTTACCTTGCTCTCCTTTATATTGTATGACTCTCCTAACAAAGTCAACGTCACGTAGATCACCTGTGACAAACTCATCAGCAGCAGACTTAGAGAAGTCTGGTTCTTTTAGGTCAACACCTCTGACAAAAGCACCCTCTGACTTCAGTCTCCTTACCATGTGACTTCCTATGAACCCACCTGCACCCAACACTAAACACTTTTTCATGATGGTTGATAGTCCTCCATTATATCATATATGTAGTCTAGCATGGGCATCGTAATTACAGGAGAACATCCTAAAAAGAAAACATTATCTAAAACTTTTGAAGCTCTGGGATAGTTGGATGCAGGTTCAAGATGACGATAAGCAGGGTGCATAAGAATATTACCAGCAAAATAGTTTCTTGTTTGAACTCCATGTTTTTCTAGATACTGTACTAGGTGATGCTTGTGTTTATATATTATCGGCACACCAAACCACGAGGTCTCTGCATGTTCTTTCTCTTCAACAACCCTGCAACCAGAGACCTTAGAGAAGACCTGACTCATAGCAGTTTTGTTCATACGACGGACACAATGTATCTCTTGTTGCTTCTCCAGTTGTATAAGACCAATCGCCCCTTGCAAATCGGCAGGTTTGAGGTTGTATCCTTGGACTCCAAAGACATACTTATGATCGACATCCTTGTCGTACCCTTCCAACCATCTATCAAATCTCTGTCCACAGACACCGTTGGGCAATTTATTCTGGGCACCTACACAGTAGCATCCACGACCCCACCAAGCAAACGATCTGGCGATCTGAACCACCTCCTCGATATTAGAGGAGACCATTCCACCTTCAATCGTGCAGATATGATGAGCTGGGTAGAAAGAACAAGACGCTGCGACGGCTTGTTTAGTAAGCAACTCACCTCTCCACTTGCTACCCAAGGAGTCACAGTTGTCAGCGATGTATTTAATTCCATGCCTATCAATAATGTCGAGAAACTTATCGAAGTCGTAGGGATTGCCAAGGACGGGTGAGGAGAATGCAGCAACAGTTCTGTCTGTTATCTTAGACTCTAACTCATCTAGATCCCAGTTCAAATCATCCTCATTTATATCTACAAACACAGGTTTCAATCCGTTCTGTATGATCGGATTGATTGTGGTAGGAAAACCACATGCACATACTAATATCTCATCACCATCTTTCCAATCAAAATATTTTTTCAATGCTGCTATCATTACAAGGTTAGCAGACGATCCACTGTTCACCATGACAGAGTAATCCATGTCAAAGAAGTTAGAGAATCTTCTCTCAAACTTGTTTACATTCTCACCTGCAGGCAACCACTTACCAGTAAGCAATGCTGTTATAGCAGCAGTAGGTTCTTGATGATCCCAGTAAGGACCTGAGTATAATATGGGGTCACCCTTTTTCCAGTCTGTGTTAGGTAGGAATGGAAACAAATCATATCCTTGTTTCTCTAAAGTAAATATGAAATTGTTTACTTGTTCGCTTACGGAGTACATAAATCGTTGACAATAAATTCGTTTGTAAGTTGTTGCTCAAATCCAAGTGACTTCAACTTGGTCGTGTCCAGATAGAAATTCTGTGTCTGGACATTGTTGTGGAACTCTGGTGGATCTATATCTATAAGTTTACCACGAGATCTGGAAAAATGCTTTGCCATATCCATCATCTCTCTTACTGTAGTGGGTTTACCTGACCCTATATTATACACCTGATTTACATCACCCTTATCCATGACGAGTTTGATTGCTCTACACACATCACCAACGTGCATAACATCACGTACATGTGATCC